TCACTCAAAGAAAGAGTACCATCAGAGACGATGTAACCACCAATAATGTCGGTGCCACCGCTTACGGTTGTTGAGCTGGTGTCGTACTGGACATTACCGTTGTAGTGCGTTTGCCAATTTGTCCCACTCAAAGTTGCATTAAGCAAAACTCTGTATTGAATAATATCCGGTTTATTGTTTTGTGTTTGCTCAAGCGCAACGCTTAAATTTGCAGGAATAACAACACTGTCAGTGCGACCCGATGCCATACGAATGGACACCAGTGGATATGTTACGCCAGAAGAAGTAAGTGTCTTAGGCGTAGTGCTAGTCGCAATGTTATAACGCCGGGTAAAACCTTCATATCCACCTTCTGATGCAACTGTTGCACAGATTTGTTTTGCCGTGGAACTAGAAGCAGTTGTACCAAGATTTTCAATCTCTTGACGCAATGGCAACACTGCTGTTGTCATGTAGCTGGTTGTGTTTTGATTGTCATTGTGGAAGATGTGGGCAATTTCCATGTGACCATCAACCACAAAACCTGCACGCACATCACCAACCCCAAGCCATTCAATATCCATCCAAAGGATATTGGCTTTGGTTGGATCTAAGGTACGAGCGGTTGGACCAGCACCATTAAATTTATCGTAGTTCCAATCGCTTTGAGCAACACGGGTTTCATTAACAGAGCCACTTACGTAACTGCGGAGAACAAGATTATTTGTTGTACCGCTTTGCTCAAAGAAAATACCGTTTTGTGAATTAAAAAAACCAACGCGTTGCCGGAGATTCGTTTTGCCAGAAGCAAAAACAAATGATGTCATATTTAAAAATGATTTCCCTGGCTGATAGGGAAAAACACGTTTGGTTTCTCGATAGATATAATCACCCGAAAGTGTTGTTACATTTAAATCAACAACACTTTCATTAACTTGATATGTAGTTGAACCGCTTACGCCTGTTACGGTAGTCCACTTATCGTTTTCCTGATAACGATGTTGGCTATCAAAAACAGTATACAGCTGTGAAATTCGTTGCCGTCCAAAGGCATCACCTGCTGTTGCTGCTGGCTGCATGTAAACAGTAGCGCCAGAGGTAGTTGTTACTTCTAGAGGACGCCCACTACATGTTTGAACTTTATGTACGTGATATAGATTTTTATCTGTGGGATCTCTGTATACAGGCATTTCATTGGTGCAACATTTTACTATTCTACTTTGTTGGAACAAACAAAAACATCCGCCTCTTAACAGAGACGGATGCAAAATAATTGATTTACCAAATTATTTTTTAGAGTACTCTTCTAATTGATCTGCAGATTGCGGCTTCAATAAAGAAAGTAGTTGTTTATTACAATCGGCGTTACGCTGATAATACTCCCAGTTTTTAAAGACGCAGTCAACGAGTACCTCGTAGAATTCATCACCAGTTAGACAATTGGTGTCAACAAATTCAGAGATGGTATCAGCAAGGTACTCTTCTAGCCGATTTTTTGCAGACTTCTTTGATTCATTAAAGATTTTATCTGCTGTTTCCTGAGCCATCCTTTTGCTGGGGAACAGTTCAGCTGCCTGGTCGTACACATCTTCAAGTGTTGGCATCACTGAGTAACAAAGAAACATCTTTTACAGCTTGATGATAGCCCTGCAACCAATCTTCTGAAATAACATCTTTACATTTTGGGTCATTTGCCTTGGCTACATACAGGATGTAGTTGATGTCCAGTTGACGCAGGACTTCGATTGAGCTGCGGTATTCCATATCAAAATAAAAAAGGACGCCTGATAGCGTCCTTCCATTCTAAAAATGAGTATTGTTTAAGCTGTTACAGGAATCTGGATTTGCTCACCATCAAACTCACCAGCCTGTAGCTTTTCAATGAATTCAAGACGTTTGTAGAATTCATCTCGGCAGTAAGGACCAGCTTCATTCAAGCAGAATTCTTGCCACAGTCCGGTGTAAAGACCAACAACACCAGGGCCTGCGTTGGCGCGACCAGAGCACTGATACATGTGTTCCATGAAATCAGCTTTGCGTTGCTCGGCCTTGACATCCCAGCCGGCAAGGTAGTCAGAGTTCATCATCAGTCTTCAAATGCGATGGAAGTACAGCTAGTGTAAACACCTGTGACCTGGTCCAGTTCAAAGAGAAGGTCATGGAGTTCATCTTGTAATGACTCCGAAATTTCTTCGGCAGTCTTACCGCCAAAGGAATTGTATTCAACTTCAACGTCAACTGCAAAAGATACAGTTAACTTGGGCACAGGTACGGGTTCCATCTAAACATTGAAGACCAAAATACTTTAGCAGTATTTTGTGTTTAGATTAAACGCTCCAAAGAATGCACCTTGGTGCTTTCGTAGTAGCCAATGCGTTCTTGAATGATGTTGTAATAATTAATAGCAGCATCGACCATCTCTTCTGCATCCATAGAAGCTGCCAGGTTTTCGTTGGCAAGCATTGCAGCAGTCAAGATGACAACACCATTTTCAATCTTTGAACCAATGGTTGCTGACAGAGGAGTCCCATCGTTGGTGAACCCAGCAATCAACTTGTTCAGAACTGGATCGCCGCCCATGGGACTCCTTGTGTATCTATTTATTGTATTGCAGTTTATTTAGTTGTCCTTGTTACCTCGTGCGGTGACGTACCAATAGGCATTGCGTGCATTTTGGTTGTACCTCATGCCACTCATAAGCTTGAGTTTTTTAGATTCAAGCTCATCCACCTTGGATTCCAGGTAAGCAGGTGGCTCTTCTCCTTGGCAAAGCATAGAAAGTTCCATCTCGACCATTTGAATTTGCAGACGGAAATCATCTACTGCCTGCTGATAGCAGGACATAAGGATGTGCGCATCTTCTAGATCATTCGGCGCCGTCAGATTCTGATAGAAGTTCTCCGATATATTCGGGTGCTTGTGCGGCCATCCGCTTAGTGGTGAAGATTCTATTTTTTCGGACTGCATATTGCTGTTCCACTTTGACACCGTGCGGGATGGGGCGTCCTTCTTGATAGGCATTACGGATTGCATCGAGATTTGGGAGTACTTCGAGTTTAGTTTTGGGTTCAGTTCTTTCTGAGATAACTGTTCCCGACATTGAACGTACCACGACTCGCTTGGTTGTGGTTGTTTCTTGTTCAATGCAATAAAGTTTTCTTTCGTCAGAGTGCCAAAACTCTGGATCTGACGTGATCTCGACCGTGAGTTCCTTTTTCTTGCTGAGGACAAACTCATAATTTTTGCCTTGAATACGGCTGGTGTCCAAAGGAAGCACTCGCCTCAGCCAGCTTAATAGATTTTTAAGAGACTGTAGTTGTGATTCGTGGTGCCGCTTAGCCTGTGTGATTAGATCAGATTCTTTTTTAATACGCTCCAAGGCATCTTCATGCGCTGCCATTGCGTAGTAGATACGATCAATCTTTTCTGAACGCAGGTCGGCACAAGCTTCCAGCTCAGCTTTTGCCAGTTCTTGGGACTCAGGAGTGAGGAGAGGAAGAGAGCGTTCCAGGGCACCATAGTGCTCGTACAGCTTGATGACGTTAAGGTCCTCAAGCTTAGTCTTGGTAATTTGAGACATGACTCAGATGTGTTGGAAGTGGGATTGAATTTTGTTGATTGTGTAGGTCAGCAGCATGCCTGCCGCTGCCCAAAGTAAATCTTTGACAACAGGAATAAGAGCGCCAAGAAAAGTTTCAAACATGAGTTGAATTTGATTAGAAGGTGTGGTCAGTTTTACGTCATGACCAGGACGCCCACTCCCGGTGGGAACCGTCAGTCTACCAGGCCTGTCAAGTCAATGCCTCATCAAAGGTTTCGGCTAAGCCGTTAAGACCATTGGCTGTGACCTTGACCAACTCAGCAATGTAGTCAGTCAGGGCTTCGACCTTGGCGTTAACAGACTTGATCTCCTCCATCAGCTCTTCCCTGGAAGGGGTCAAGCCAAAGATGTCATTGTCCTTGATGGCTTCAGGGTTGTTGGTTTTTTGGTACTTGCGACAATCATCGTTAGCGGCATAGACAGCTTCTTGATACATATCAAGAACTGTTTTGAAATCAAGATTGCCAGCACCTTCAGCAGAAAGGATGTTGCAAGTATCCAGATAAAGCCTGGCAGAAAGCCTGACGTTGTCTTTGAAGAACTTTACGTACTGTTCAGTACTAAGTCCGTAGGTATCAAATGCCATGATTCGACGAAAGGTCAACGCCAACGAGGGCCGACAGCCCAGCCTACCAAGGATTTACGACGACCGGACGTTACTTTTGTAACGCGGTGACGAGCCCTGGAGTCAAAGCAAACCAGAAGTCCCTTCTTTTTGGGAACGTCATACATGGATTCACCTTCATCCATGATTTGCAGATCACCACCTTTGTACTCATCTTCATCAGATAACTGAAGAGAGAACGAAAGTTTACGGACCAGCTCACCTTTGGGGATGATGTCATCTTTAATAACTTCTTCACTAAAACCATGACCATTGTTATGTTCAGGTTTATAGAAAGATGAGATGCCTTGATCTACATGCCAGTTGTAGAACTCACCTTTGTCATAGACGGTGTACTGAGCAGATTGACCATCCAGACCAATGATGTCATAACGGAAGTTTTGGAGGTTAGCTAAGTTGACATAATGCATAACAAAACCTGTAACCCAATGGCTGGCAGGAAGCCAAGCATTTTTTGCTTTGCGAACCTTTTCATTAATGACACCACCACCTCCTTCACCAACAACAGAGTTGATTAGATCTTCGTCATACTTTTCTTCGAGTACAGATTCAACAAGCCTGATGACTTCAGAAGGAAGTTCAGTCTCATACCAGACGCTTTGGAAGGCCATAACCTAGGAGTAAGAATCGAGTGCGTTTGTTAGCGCATCAATCATAAACGTTTCTTGTCCTTCTGGACCTAAGTCGGTCCACCATTGGAGATCAGGATCTGTTTCATCCCAATCAATACGGATGGTTCCGCAACCATCCTCTTCATCAATGAATTCAATCTGTAGCTTGTCGATCGAGTCCGGATTCGACATGCCCAATGAGGATGTTTTCTGCATAGGTTTCACAATCAGTTCTGATCTCTGCACCGAGTTTAATCAGACCCCAGTAGGTATCTTCATCAACCTCAAGGTGCAGAGAGTATTTGCCGTTGGATAACATCATGGGTTGCTCGGATACTTTCATAGCAAGTGATAGTGCATGCTCATACAACTCCTCATCCATCATTGCTTTTTCACAGCAGCTTTCAGTTGTGGCAATGAGACACCAGGGAATGGTGTGTAACCAGCCTCCATCATATTGAAAAAAAGATCCCAGGCATGATGCTGGGTAAATACTTCTTTCGGCTTGTAGGTACGCCAGTGGGAGAGTGGAGCTTGAGCACCGGACTTGGTGTGGAGCAGAACAAAGCGTCCATCACTGATGTGATCAGCGGGCGGCGCATACCACCAAGCCACACACTTATCTGGTGTGCCACTGGGGCTGGCATTCCGTACATCTGTGCGCTTGCACAGCAGTTCCCTGTACTTGTTGAACCAAGTCAGGTGGATGCACCACGGCTTGAACCCCTGGATCTCTTCTTGGAAAGCAGATAGATTTGAAAGCTGGCGTTGAAAGGACCCACATGAACAGCTAGGTTCACCAAACGAGGACTGTTGTTCTTGTACATCATCCAGTTCACCGTCCATATCAAGCGGCCGATTCGGAAGCCGAAGTCCGTCAGGCGCAACCAAATGGCCCAGGTCCGTCTGGTCAGATTGAAGAAGTGCTTTGATCTTTTCGGGGTTTGATACATGTATAAATTTGTCTGCCCAGTGAGCTTGGAGTTTTGCATTCGAGGTTAGGTGTCCGAGTGCGTGCGTGTAGTTCCAGCCCTTAAAAAGAATGTAAGCATTGTTATGCCATACACTAGGGCCACGGTAATTGGGACCAAGGTAAGAAAAGAAATCTTTTAAACGGTTTGTGTAAGACTGAAACGCGGTCTTGATCAGTGACCGGTCGTAGATTTGCTCAGTGCCATCATGACGCACCACAAGACAATGATCGCCTCGCAGATAAATGCCAGCGATTGAGGCGTCATCAAATTCCGGATACGCCCGCCGGATGTTGGAGCGAGAATAAATAAGAGCTTGCGCCGAGTTGAGGTCAGTCTGATGTTGGACGGACATTGGTTTGAGTTGTGTTGAGTTGAGTGGGAATCAAACGTGCCAGAAGGACGTGTCCTCCAGCGCTTTGTTCGCCTTGATCTTAGCATTGATCTTGGCCCGCCGGTAAGCCGCCTTACCCATCCGATACGTTCCATAGATAACAGCAGCCCAGCAAACAGGATTAGCAAGGAGTGTGGCAGCAACACTGCCGATAACAGCTGTAGTTAGTCCTTCTTTAACTGCAGCTTTTTCAGGATTGTCCATGGCTGTAAATCTTGATACTTTGTAAAGTTTGGAAATGGTTTTTACTGAGGCATTAGAATAAGCGTAACAACTTAATACAAAATGGACGAAATTAAATACGTACCTTTAACTAGATTTCAAATAGAACCAAGCCTTGATGATAAGTTTTGGGAAGAAAAGATCAAACGCTCCATTCAGGAATGTGATTCGGTTAGTACGTTACGAGAAATGGCAACCCTCTTGGCGAGGATTGCCACTCAACGTCAAGGTGTAATACGGGGTTTAGTCCAAGATATGTTTATCTTCAACAACGTAGCTGTTGAACAAAACGACTTGGGAAACCCCGACATTACATCAAAGTGAATCGTCTTCTCCGGTGAGGGGATCACGAGCAGGCAGTGCTTTTACATCGACTGCATCTGTAGTACGGGAGACAGGCAGAATCTCTACACCTTGCTTGATGCCATAAGCACCACCAAGTTTCTCCGCATCCTGCCGTGCATGTTGATTGATGTAATCACCAAACATTTCCTGGAACTTCCAGGTTGATTCGCGATCTTCATCAGGAATCGACATGCGGCTCAGCGATTCGATGGCGGCATCTTGGTCGCTGTAATCAGGGATGTCAAAAGATTCAATTGCGCAGATCTCAACGTTGTTGGCTCCACGCATTTCATTGGCAAGTACCGGAGCAAATACGGTAGTGGCGTAGAACTTTTCATTGAAGGCAAGGGGCACTTCGGAATCCAGCGCCTTGCTCAGGCACTTGGACATTTCCTTCTCGTACATC